CGGCGATGCACCGGGTACTTACATTTATGCAGGTAGCATCCTTACTCCGGTTCTGACCGCGAACGGCATTACGGTTTCGGCTAATGCGAAGTCCGCTACTCCGCGCGTCACGTTTTTCGCGGAATAAAGGAGGTAATTAGAAATGGCTCTTAGACTTGCAGATGCGTTTACAGCTAGAGCGGTAGCTACGATGTGGGATTCGTGGAAGAAATCCCAGGCTACGGCTCCGTATCTTGGACGTTCTCTGTTCGGCACGATTTACACTCCGAACCTTGAACTGAAATATATCACCGGCGAAGATGATGTTCCGGTGCAGCTTAAAGCGGCGAACTATGACGCACAGGCTCCGCTCCGCAACCCGATTGGCTTCTCGACCATTCAGCAGGAAATGCCGTTCTTCCGTGAATCCTATATGGTTTCCGAGAAGGACAGAGCAGACTATGAAAAGCTGGTTGCCAACTCCGACCAGTCCTACGCGCAGGATGTGCTTCGTAGAATCGCCATGAACCCGATTAAACTTGTCGAGGCAGCAGATGTTGTCCCCGAAAGAATGATTTGGAGCATCCTTGCCCCGGCTGACGGCATCCCGAAGATTACCATTAAGGTTGACGGCGGCTCTACCTACGACATTGCCTACACCGCTGACAACGGCGTTGCTTTCAAGGCAAAGCACTTCGCAAAGATTACGGACGCTACAAAGAAGTGGAGCGTTCCGGCGACCGCTACTCCGATTGCAGACCTCGTGAACATGAAGAAAGCGTTCCGCGCCAACACTGGCAACGAACTTCGCCACATCTTTATGAACGATGTGACATGGCAGGCTTTCCTTAATGCCGAGGACACGAAGAAGCAGGTACAGGGTGTTCTTGCTTACAACGCGGGTCTGTATCTCAACGAGGTTGATGCTCGCGCTTATCTGCTGAACCGCCTCGGTCTTGTTGCTCATGTTTACAACAAGGGTTACAAGGCTACCGAGGGTGCGTCTACGCTGACTTCCTTCATCCCGGATTACGTTATCACGGGTGCGGCTGGCGAGACCCCGAGACTTGGTAACGTCCACTACGGGCCGACCCCGGAAATGATGACGGGTGTTGAAGCTGGCGGCACGGTTTCCATCGTGAACACTGGTGTTTCCATTTACAACTACACTGATGGGCATCCGTTCAAGCATCATTGTGTTGTTTCGGAGATTGTTCTGCCGTCCTTCGAGGGCATCAACAACATCTTCATTCTCAACACGAACGCGAGCGCGTGATGAAAGCGGATTGCTACATCTTTACTCGAACCGGCGTAATCAAACCGGGCGAGGAAATCCCCGAAGAAAAGCCGGTTGAGGTAACGGGTAACGATGAGGGGGCGGTTGAAGAAACCGCTCCCATTGAAGCCCCGAAGCCGACAAAACGGCGAAAGAAAGCAAACTGAAAGAAGGTGAGAACGTGGCCTACTACGATTCAATAATTGAGGAAGTAACTTCCGACCTTACAACTGAATTAAAAGGTGAGACTGCGTTTGATGCTGCAATTTTAGCTTGCAAAGTGAAAAATGCTGTCAACGAGATAATCAGACGGCGCAACATTGACGGCTCTAAACTTACGACTGATGCGGACAAGGAGAAGGATATTCGGCGCTTTATCGTCAATATCCACAATGTAGCCCTTTACGACTACAACCAGGTAGGCATTGAAGGTCAGACTTCTTCTACCGAAGCGAGTACGACCAGAACCTATGTCAACCGTGAAAGTCTTTTCTTTGGCGTATATCCCTACGTTTGAGAGGGGTGTTTTTTCGTGCGTAAACTCCGTAAAAATGACAAATGGCTTTACTACGCTAATTTGGAAGAGACAAAGACTGAATACCTGATGGGCGAAGACGGTTATGAGAAAACCGTTATTGTGAACGGCGAAGCTAGGCTAATCGAGACGGGCGGGAAGAACCGTGTTTTCGGTACGCCTGTGCGGTTCTTGGGACACATAACTCCTACGGGTATCGAGACGTATGCACACGGCAACGAAAGCTATCCCATGGCACAAGGTATTGATATATCTGCTTACGATGGCTTTCTATCGACAATGGCTCCTGACGTTCCACTCACGGAAGAAAGTTTGATTTGGGAGGTAACCGAACCCGCCTACAAAGCGGACGGAACCCCCGATGAACACTCTGCCGATTGGATTATCAGTCGTGTAGCGAAGACGCTAAACTATGCGGTGTATCTGCTGAAAGCTGTGCCTAAATGAGCAGAGAAGTTGAACTCAAAGCGGATGTTAGCGAGAAGTCGCTAAAGCAGATGCTAGAGCGGTTTAAAGCCGAAGCATGGAACGCGCTGATAAATGCGTCAGCTATTTCCGTTGACGAAGCTGCACAAATCGCAGAAGAAGCGGCGCGACAAGTCGTTGACGAATACCCGCACATGGATGATTTGACCGGCGATCTGCCGACCGTATCAAGAACGGAAACGGTTTATAAGGGCGACACCTGTGAAGCCGAAGTACGGCTGAACGGCGAGGATGCGGTGTTCTTTGAGTTTGGCGCAGGCAAGTATTACAACGGGCCTGTTGGCTCTAGCAAGCATCCTAAAGCTGTCGAGACCGGCTTCACAATCGGTTCTTATCCCGGTCAAACCCACGCGGGGGATGACTATTGGTATTTGCCGAAAGAAGCAAAGACGCGGACGGGCAAGGATTATACGCATGGCACAGAGGCGGTTATGCCGTTACATACGGCAAAAATGGCTGTCGTTAATAAGTTGAAAGGGAATGAATGATGGACGCGGTTACATGGACTAGCGAGTTAGGAGCGAGGATTTTTACGATTGTGAAAACTTCGCTGATTGACAAAGGCATAATGGAGCGTTATCCAACCTTGCAGTTTGTCTCTCCCGACAAGCAGTACATTCCGTCCGAGTTTCCTACGGTATGGATTCGGGAGATACAGAGTATTGAGATGGGTAACGACCTCGACAATACAACGATCAATGCAGTTTCCGAAAACATACAAGTCGATGTTATATCTCGTGAGCGGCAAATCTCACGAAGAATCATGAGTGAAGTAGTGGTTGAGTTTAAGAAGTTGCGTTTCAATCTGAACGCACTCCCGCTTTCGCGGGAAGACGAACTCAAATCCTACTGCTTCGCAAGGTTTAGCAGAACGATTGGTTTTAACGATGCCCTGATTACGGGCAACACATAATGATGGAGGTAAACACATGAGCGTTTCTGGTGTTTCGACCCTCGGTGTCAAATTCGGATGGGCGGTTGAGGCTACTGCTGGCACTCGTCCTACGGCTTACACTTGGGTTCCGCGTTGCAACAATGTTGGAGCGTATAGCATGACCGAACAGCCGATTGATTCCTCGGCGCTTGAAGATTACATGACCCGCTACATTCCGGGCAGAAAGGATGGCGGCGGCACACTTCCCATCTCCTTCAACCGCACGGATGAAGTCGTTACGGCTCTTACGGCTATGATTGCTGCCTACGAGACGGCGAAGGAAAGCGGTAAAGGTTTCTGGTGGGAGATTTGGTCTCCCGACCTTTCCAAAGCAGAGTTTTATAAGGGCGCACCGCCCTCGTCTCTGCCGGGTAATGAGAAGTCGCAGAACTCCTTACAGGTGATGGAACTCAATTTCACGGTTGAGGATGCGGCTACCGAAGATGCGGTTGAACCGACCGCATGATCTAAATTTCACGGGGCAGGTCTCATGTAGGCTTGCCCCTATTTTTATACCTTGAAGGGAGTTAGACGATGGTTAAGACCTTTGAAGTCAATGGGAAAACCTACGATGCAGTAACAATGGACTTTAACGCGATTGCAGACCTTGAAGAAATGGGCGTTGACTTGATGAGTGGCAACCTTCCCATGTTCAAGACGCTTCGTGGCTACTTTGCGCTGTGTGCCGGTATCAGCGTAAGAGAAGCGGGCGAAAAGCTGAACGCTCACGTAGTAGCAGGAGGACACCTTGACGGTCTGCTTGAAGCCTTTAAATATGAGTGCGAAAACTCGGGTTTTATCAATCCGGAGAAGAGAACTCCGGCAATCAAACCCGTGGAGAACTAAAGCCTATTGATTGGCTACAAGGGCGCAAAACGGCGAGGGAACACTTTGAACGTGACCTTTTGCCGAACGCACTAGCTATGGGCGTACCTTCGGTGGCTGACTTTTGGAAGCTGACCTTTAGGCAGTACGAAGCCTATACAAAGGCTCACGACCTACGCTTAAAGGAGCAAGACCACATGAATTGGTTGGCAGGAATGTACACCGTCTCGGCAATCAGCCTTGTAGCCTCGGAAATCTTAGGCGGTAAAGGCAAGGGTAAGTACGTTGATGCTCCGTTCTTGGCGAAGGAAGAAGACAGGCGGCAATCCCTTGACGAAGAGTTTCTTGATAATCCCGAAAATATTACGCCGGAAGAACGTAAGCGCAGGGCGCAGGAACTTTTCACAAATCTCCACATTTTCAGTGCGAACATTCAACTTAGAAATCTCCGCAACCGGCTAGACGCGGAAAAGGGAAAGGATGAAAAAAATGCCTGATGTAAAATCTATTGATTCGCTCTCCCTAAAAATTACATCTAGCACGGAAGAAGCGGTAAAGGCGCTAAACAGTCTCGAAAATGCGCTGATTAGTGTTATTAGCGCAACGGGGGGACTGAAAACCGCGTCTAGTAATGTAGATGCTTTTGCAAAATCCATGTCGGGGCTTGCTTCTGGTTTGAAGTCTGCAATAACCGCCTCAAAGAACATGACGTTCACACAGGCAGAGGCAGAAGCTAGAGAACTCGACAAGACAATCAACAAAGTATCGAAGTCTTCACTTGCCGCCTTTGGCGTAACGAATAAAAAGGCTATTGGTGATTACCGCAAGGCTCTTAGCGATATGGCTAACGAGTATCGGCGCACAGATGATTTTGACACTAGCCGTATTGCGGAACAGGCAAAACTTCTTGAAGATAATTCCAACTTCACGAAAAAAGCCGTTGACAATTACGGCGAGTTTAAGCGATACATCGACAAACTCATTGCGGATGGCAATAAGGTACACCGTGCTTTTTCGTTTGAAGACCTTGGCGCTGGCACCGATGTAAAAAATGCGAAGAGCATACTCGGAAGGTTGCTCACTACCGGCGAGGCTTCGACCGACTTTGAAGAATGGGCGAAAGAGTTACAGGGCGCTTTCAAAAACATAACAATAGTTGGCGGTACTGTTTCAGAGACTTTAAACAATATCGCCGCGGCTTATGACGAAGGACGCGGGAAAGCGATTAAGTACGCAGATGCGTTAAAACTTCCTGATTCAGAGGGCGGGCTTAGTGGTGTCACATCGTTCACAGCGGCGATGAATGACACAGATGAAGTGCTTAAAAAAGTAAGCGAGTTTCAAAAAGCAACGAAGGTTGGAGATGAAAATAATAACGTTTTCCGCTCCATGGCTAATTCTGTCTCTGAACTAAACGGCGTTGACTTTGAAAGAGTACAGGCGCTTGCGAGTGCTATGCAACCGTTCGCGTCCATTGATGCGGGCGCTCTTTCGCTTGCCGCGAAGTCAATTTCGCAGCTGGGTGATTCGCTCGGCAAAATCGCGCTCCCCGAAGGTGGTTCAAATGTTGGAGAATTTATAAAGTCTCTACACACGCCGCTAAAGATGTTCGTTGGGCTTGAACTTCCTGACTTCAAACCGCTTCTCACCTTGCAGAAAGCGTTGAGCGGATTCAACGAGGAAAGCTACACGATTGCGGCTACAAACCTTTCGGCTATGGCTCCTACGATTAAGGCTTTCGCAGACCAGATGCGAGAGATCAAAGCCGATGGTATGGAGCCTTTGAATGACCTTATCAAGTCGGTAACAAAATTTGGTCACGCCAACATGAATAAGGCGATTGCCAACATACCTACACTTGCTTCTGCACTTAGGGGTTTGGTTGACGAACTCAACCAGTTACCCGAAGTGAGCGACAAGACGCTTAGACTTGTTGAAGCGTTGGGTACGCTTAGAACGCTTAATGTTGGCAAGGCGTTTGATTCGGCTGGCAAGGGCGCAGATAACTACGGCAAATCCGCTCACAGGGCTAAAGGACACACGAACGGACTTCTCGGCGTGTTTATGAAAGCTAGGGCGCTTCTGTGGGGACTTCGCAGAGCGTTCGATGCGCTTAAAGGTTCTATCAACCTCGCTTCGGACTTAATCGAGGTACAGAACGTAGTTGACGTAACCTTCGGCAACTACCAATCGCACCTTGAAGAGATAGCTAAAAACTCCATTGCGA